AGTTGGTTCATGCCCAATTGAGGTGTTTTGTGGGTTAGAAAAGGAACGGGGGGTCGGTGGTGTTCTCTTGCTCACAAAAAACCGCCCACCCTTCGATAAATTACATCTTTTGCAACTTGAAACCAAATTATCATCGGTATCTAATCCATTTAATCTACGAGGAATCACATGATCCACAGTATCAGCCTCTTGACCACAATACTGACAGATATAACCATCTCTCCTAAGTATTCGCTCTCTTATCTTACGCCATTGTCTGGTCGATCCATTATCTCTTAATGCTGATCTACTCAATGCCAACCCTTTGTCTTGAAATGATCTAATGCTTTACACATAGATCCATAACGATTTAGATTATATTTGATTCCCCACTCTACTTGCTTAAATCCATTAGCTTTTAATAGATATTTGCTCTTACCTTGTGGAATACCATAATGACCATTGTTGCGCGCTAAAGGATTCCATCTTGATTCTCTAAAATATAATTCATCTAAACAGTAAAACTCATCTAAGTTATTAAGCTGTATAAAAGCCCATTGTCTGTAATGGTTTGTTGTATTAGCAGCTACGGAATCATCTTTTAGAAAGGCTATGTTCAAGACAATGAACAGAGATATGACCAAACCAAACCTTGCGATCTTTCTGCTTCGCAGATCGCCCTTTCGCTCTGAAAGCGAATTTGCGTTGTAGTTTATCATACCGATCCTAATCCTCCATCATTATCGCGTGTCGCACGCTTATTACTTAGTTGCAATCAATTCGCATGTATGACAAATCTCATCCACAAACTGCCATGACCCACATTTAGTGCATCTAATAACAGGCTCCTGAGTGTCAGTCGCTTCTGCTAGGTTCTTTGTGCCAACGCAATTGCAACGCAGGCATTGATAAACCCTAAAGCCATTAGCTGCTGAATAACCCTCAAGCCAAACAAACTCAGTATTGCCAGAGCAGCCATTACATTTGAATTTAACCATTTTTACCAGCCCACCCAGATCCCTTAAAGATTGCTGGCACAGATGTATAGACACGACTTAATTCAAAGCCACATACTTGACAAAGAGGGATTTCGTGCTCCATTGGGAGATCCAATACAATACTTGACCCCTCTCTATCACAAGCGTATTCGTAGTTCGGCACTATGGAATCCGATTAATTGAATGACAGGAATAGCATCGAAGCAGATCGCCCTCATGAAGTAATCTGTCATCGTTGCACAAATCGCAATGAACTGTCGTTGGCTCTAATTTGATCGCATCGTTTTCAATCGTTGCCATTAATCCAGAGCCATCGATGATCTGTACATAACCCATTTATTCCTCCTCTCTAAAGAACCAACTCCCATTGGCAGCTGTAACCGCCCATTTAGCATCGCATTGTTGTCCTTTTGGTGCGCTGCATACATACCCATAAAATGGCCGCCCAGTTTTGGCAGTTCCTTCTTTTAATATCATTAAGCCATGTGTGCATTCTTGTTGTTTAGGTTTGGTCGATAAGGCTTCGGCAATATCACCGACTGACCAAGTTGTTGGTTCGCTTGTTGGCTGAGCATCATCTGTAAATGATTTTCTGAGTGCCATTTCAATAACCTGCGAATTGCCACTCTTGCCATAATTGTTCTTAATCGGTTCACTATCCACCTTTTTCATGTCATCTTTTGTAGCTGTTTTGTTTGAGCCTTTAAGAAGGATTATTGCCCTTCCTAATGAGCTGCTGGCAGTATCTTCGACATACCATTTTTTCATATTAGGCATGTAAGTTTCTCTGCTACCAAATGCAATGTTGCTAACAGCTGGTTGCTCATCTTTACTATCTCGCCACAAAGTTGCTTGCACCAAGATATAACCATTAACCGCATCATGGCTGATAACTGAAATATCAGATCTGCCAGATGGGAAGTTAGATATAAACCACTTGTTCAAAGTAGCCACATCTTCATAATCGTCTAAGTTAAATCCCATCAGCTACTCCATACTCGTTCTCATATTGTTCAAACAACTCTCGGTATATGATCGCGTAGCCGATGATGTCTTTAACACTATCTTGGTGATTTTCGGACTCTGCGAGTCTTGATACCTTAACGAGCAATTGCATAAGGGCAACCTGCATTGGCGAAATGTAACTTCCATAATAAGCAGTCCACAGTTCGCTGATCCGTTCGTGATTGCTTCGACTGCTTCCGTAAACCGATCCACGATCGGCAAGTATTTGTCCGATTTCATCAAGTAACTCAGTTCTGTTTTTCATAATCAAACACCTCATCAGACTTAACCTTGATGTTTGACAATCTTCTATGAGATGACCACCCATCCGCCCTCCCACGCCAATAACCATTCTGAAATGCAGTATCGCGGATTTCATAGATGATCCAAGTAATTGTGCCTAAGCCCAAAAATATCCAAGCTAGTAATAACATGTCGTCTTTGGCAGTCATGCGTTCACCAAAGTTTTGCGTAAGTGGCAAGGACTTGCATAGTTAGTCAGCATAACCCAGTCGCCTGTTGCTTCATCGCTATGCACAGCATAATTCTTCCCTAAGCCATTTATGAAAGCCTCTGCTAGTTTTAATGCAGCAAAATTATGAAACCAATATGCATATTGCCAAGAAAAAAATGGACTTGGATCAAATCGGTCTGCTTGCTTTTCCCAATCTTGATTCATCCATTGCATTGAATTACTCCACAGCTGTTCAAAATCAGCTGCTTTTAGATCAATTTGTATCTTCATGTTGCTCCCTTACATATCCACAGCATCTCTGTGAATACATAAAGTTTGACCTAAATCAAGCTATTTATCTACCTGAGTGTCGGCGTGTTCTATAACGATTAGATAACGCCAAGATCTTCAAATTCATCGATATGAGTATCAATCGTCCGTTCGATATAGTCGCTTTCAAGACCCATAAGACCTTTTGTTGTAGGTAAATGAACCATCGTGATTGACTGGTATTAGTTCTACGCTCATGCCCATCTTGCCAAAACTTAAAACGACAAAGCCCATATTCCAGTCGGCCGAGGCATATTTTAGGTAACTTGCCTTGTTTTTCATGTCCATAAGATGACCAGCTTCTATGCCCCAAATCGTTGAATAACGGCCGTTTAAGCCAGTTTGATGCCTTACAGCACCCTGCCTATGGGTGTGGCCACAAACAACGCCTCCAGAAGCCCCTGAGTGCCATTTTTTGGCTAAATTAAGGGCAGTTATACCTGCCTGCTTAGACATAACCCCCTCATCGCCATGAGCTAAAAAAAATCCGCGTTCAAATTCATAGGCTCTCTTATGGAAACGAATGCCAAGATCTGAGTAATTCATAAATTTCTCATAGACCAATTCAGGCAATCCTAATAATGATGGCGCACCTTTAAGAAGGGTCGTAAATAATCTATCCGTGTGATTTGATCGAATTATATCTGTCGTGCCTAAATCGTAAAGAATGTTTTGAGCAATTGTTCTTTCCTCATCAAGTGTTTCAGCAAATTCTGTTTTTGTTCCCTTTACCCAGCGCGACTGTGAAGTCATATCTAGCTCATCACCAACATTTAATACATAGTCAAACTTTTCATGCTTACGCATGCGGATTAGGTTAGACACCGCTTTTGGATGGTGTAGGGGAATCTGGAGGTCAGGCGTTATTAAGTATCTACGGTTAGCCTTAATTTTCATCCTCATCGTTAGTTGGATCTATGGAGGGAATAATTCCTCCATCGCCTACGATCCAATCAGGGAAAGTCTTATGCTCGGTCATTAACCAAAAGGCGTGTTCTGGTGTAAATCCTGCCTTACGAGCTGCTTTATAGCATTCATGCAAAGCTGTGTAATGCTGATCTAATTTGCTTAACGGCTCAGGAGAATGGCGAACGATACGCTTATTGATCTTTTTGCGTTTAGAAGGTTTGCGTGTGTTCGCCATAATTAAAATTATGACTTACTAATTAGGACAAAGAGATCATCGACACGCTTTTCAAGTCGATTAATTTGATCCTTTATTGATGCTCCGCCATTTGGCTTGAGTTCAGCTAGATAGGATTTAATAACCCAACGCAGAGCCAGCAATAAACTGCTTGCGATTGCGCAACCACCAACGGCTAACGCGACCCAATCGTTTGCACGCATTAATCAACCTTGAAACCAAACGCTTGATCTGATGGGTTTAAGTAGCGAATTGCGACTGGAATTACAGCTGCCAATCCAGCAGATAGCATTCCCTTCAAATCAAAAGCATCAACACTATAAACAGCCAATGCACCAGCCAAAAATGATCTGATCCATGATGCTGCCATCGCCTTA